TGTCTGGTTTAAGGACAGATTCCATGAACAAATCAAGTCCTCGGTTGAACTTAATGTCTTGTGATTCGTTTTCAAAGTCCATGGAATTAATACTGTACGGCGAAGTCAAGATCGTAATCTATCTCAGAATAATCATCAAATTCTAATTCTTCCAAGTCAGTTTCAGTACCATCCAGTATCATTGTCAAGTTCAGAGTTGAACTTTTTTCCTTTTTTGTTTCCTTTAGTTTGGAAATCGTCATAGTTTTCTTCTGATCTTGGTGAACGATTAGTGCCGCCTTTTGCTCGCTTATCACGGATTGATTTGCCAGGAGAATAGTACCCTCGCTCGCTTCCGCCACGCCGAAAAGTTTTACCCATTGTAATGAAATGATCAATGATAAATTACATTAATATGTATCAGTCTACATCCTTGTAAATTGAACGAATGTCATCAATTTCGGGGAGAGGGTACACTTGTGTGCGTAGTTGTTCAAAACAATAACCAACACCCTTCAAAAAGTCTTCTGTCTTGTCTACAACATCTTCTAGGATAGTTGCTTCAAATTCTTTAGTTGTTACTGTCGAATCTTCATCGGTACAGATGAGAGTGAATTGAGGCATGATCCTGTCATTTGTTTACCTATGTAATATAGCATGAAAAAAGAGGGGTCGCAACCCCTCTTGTGCCACTTGTTTCAACTGGCACACTAAACATAGTTAAAGTTAATTACCATCCTGTATTCTGAATCAGTTGTAGTTGTTCCCGTATGCTTTGTGCTGTTTGGAAATGTTACTATCCTATTTGCTACTGATTCAACTTTAGTGCCATCTTCAAACAATGTGTAACCATTGCAGGTGTTCATATAAAAGATAGATGTCCTTAGATAGGGACGATCTTCAGCATCTAAAATATCATTATGCAGACCATGTTCAACAATATTATCTACACCAACCAAAAAGTTTGCTTTTATTTTTAGTAATGCACATGGTTGTAGTTTCTGGAGTATAGGATATAGTAACCCAATACTATCATCAACTGGAGAATGTCGTCCATAAAACATATGAACCATTTGCACATTTCTATTATGATTATTGGCAGTATCATCAACAATCTTAGAGATATTCCAAGTAAAGAAATCACCTAGCATAGATTTTTGAATATTTTCAAACTCCAACCTAGGTAAAAAGTTATCAACAACATCTATCATTTTTCAACTACTATAATATACAAACCATTCCACCAATCGTTAGCATCTTCAGGCGTCTCAGTTGTAATCAATCTCTTGTAAATAACATTCTTATCACTTAAGAACGCATCAGTACATGATACAACTCCTTCAAAGTTTGCATCATCAACAACAAGAATATAAGAATCAGCACATTGATTGTGAAGATATTCTAGATTTGGTTGCATTCGTTT